ACTTCAACCAAGTCTTCCCTGTTACCACCAATCGTGCTGGTACAATGGACTTTGACGAGCTTATGAAGTCATTCCAGGAAGGTAAGAAAGCTGGTTCGCGTAACGCTAGAACTGCAATGGAAATCATTCACACTCAGCCTGGTGCATCACTTGCCGAAGGTACATGGTGGAATGCTTACAACGCGGTGACTTATATGACTAATCACACTCTCGGCAACAGTCAAGATACTCGACTGCAGTCAGCTTGGTTCGGTCATAACAAGAACACGAACATCAACGCTTTAGGTATGGCAATTGAATACGCTCAAGCAGCGTAAGGTTTGGAGGCTCGCGGCCACGGCGAGACGTGGCCGGCCTCCTTTTTTAGTAACATAAATATTATTCCATACAGAGGAGGATTTGTTATGGAATGGATTATTGCAGTAGCTGTGGCACTTGGATTGGCCGCATTTTTCTTTTGGCCGCGAGTGAGCGAAAAAATCGATGAAGTTCAGGAAGACATCACCGAAGCTCGCGAAAAGGTTGAAGAGAAGTTTGAAGAAGTCATTGAAGATGTTGAAGATGCAGTTAAAGAAGCATTGAATAATCTTCCGACAAAAGCGCAACTAATGAAACTCACTAAGGCAAAGATCGATGAACTGGCTTCAGAAGTCGGTATCACACTTGATCGACGTCAAACAAAAGAGAAGATGGTTGCTGACCTTCAGAAGCAAGCTAAAAAAGCGAAACAGTAATATGACAGAAATAATCGACGATGCTCCGAAGGAGTTCGGAGCTCAGTCTTTTTTGTTCGAGATAGAAAAGCTACGAGAGAAAGATTCAATCGATTATATGGATGCCATCTTACATTATTGCGAAAGAAACGATATTGAGATCGAGGCAGTGGCGCAGTACATTCGAAAGAATCTAGTGCTCAAAGCAAAGATCCAAGAAGAAGCCGAAGATTTAAACTTTTTACAGAAGACAGCAAGACTACCTATATAATGGAACCATTTGAGGCATTTCAGAAATATCTTGCGCTCAAGCTTCACTTCGATTCTGAATCCTATGACTACTTCAAGTACCGTGGGAAGACGAATGCAAAGAAAGATAAGTTTGATTTAAGGCAAGATCGTTTCTTCTTCCATCGTCTATCAAAGAAAGATGATCTCGAGTTGTACCTAGCCAGCAATCTGTTTGAAAATCCAGATGCATGGGTAGGACAACTCCTTGATCAAGAATGCGTTGATAGATTTAAAGAAACAAAGAAACGTCATCAGTCCCTGAAATATCTTTTTCAGCAAGACATGTCACAGTTCGAGAGCTTAGATGACGCGCTCGTGGTTAAGAACGGTGATTACCCTAAGATACTCAACATGTACAACAGAAAGGAGATCATGCCTGAAACCATGATAATCCTGAATGCTACGTGTAGGGTATTCTGGTATTGGAAAGAAAACATTTCTGATACTATTATATGGCCGAAGACAATGAACAAGCTGTTGAAGTTTCAGCCGTTCGTGAAGTTTGATTTAGAAGATTATGTTGAACTCGTCGGCAATTTATATAAATAAGGGGGAGGGGGGTTTACAAGCACTCTCTTTTGTAGTAAGATATACTTGTTATATTATGAATACTGTGAATAAACTGTTTATACATTCGCATACAAGGAAATACATATGGATTTTGCAAGTCTAAAATCAAACCGTAAGTCGTCATTCGACAAACTTACAGCAGCCGCTGAGAAAGTAGCCGGCAATCAATCACAAAGCAACGGCCCAGACGAACGCTTTTGGAAACCCACAGTCGACACAGCAGGTAATGGTTCTGCCATTATCCGATTCTTGCCTGCACCCTCAGGTGAAGATGTGCCTTTCGTCAGATATTGGGACCATGGCTTCCAAGGCCCTGGTGGTTGGTACATTGAGAAGTCACTGACTTCTATCGGCCTCGACGATCCTGTCGGTGAATACAACTCTAAGTTGTGGAACTCTGGTCTTGAGTCTGACAAAGAGATCGCACGTAAGCAGAAGCGTCGTCTTCACTATGTGTCTAATATCTTGGTCGTCTCTGATCCTGCCAATCCTCAGAACGAAGGCAAAGTCTTCCTCTATGAGTATGGCAAGAAGATCTTTGACAAGATCAATGACCTCATGCATCCCGCCTTCGAAGACGAGGCAGCAGTCAACCCATTTGATCTGTGGGAAGGTGCCAACTTCCGCCTGCGCATTCGCAAGGTAGAAGGTTATCGTAATTACGACAAGTCAGCATTCGACTCTCCGTCTGCTCTGTCTAACGATGACAGCGAGCTTGAAACCATTTGGAAACAGGAACATGGTCTTGCCGAGTTCCTCGATCAGAAGAACTTCAAGTCGTACGAAGAGCTTCAGCAGAAGTTGATGCGTGTACTTGGTGGGTTGCAGCCTGATAGTGTAGCAGAAGATGTACCTAATGCATCACCTGCTGCGCCTGAAGTGGCTCCAGCGTGGACACCTCCAGCAGCTACAGCAGAACCTGAACCAGCAAAGGAAACAGTCTTCGACGACGATGATGAGTCACTGGATTTCTTTAGGAAGCTTGCTAACGAATAAAGCTTGGGAAGCTTAGGGTCGTAGATCTTCAAAAGCGCGAGTCATGCAGTAGCGCGCGGGTCTACGGCCCTTTTTTTATGTCTGCATTTTGATCCTGACAAATGGATCGATTGACATATAGTTAGGTCGAGCACCATCTAAACCTGATTTAGCTTGTGTACCCGCTGGAATAGGTGTTTCTTTCATTGCTTGACCTTGCCTTATGATAGGCATAAGAGTAGCTTTGATAGCTTGATCTACAGTTTCATCAACTACTGAATCGATATTTTCTTGTAAACCTGCTAATTTTTCATTAATTGGTTTTTCTACATTTTCGGCAACTATATTAGCTACATCTTGTTGTATAGCGCCGGGTACTTGTTCTAAAATTTCACTGATAGGTACTACTTCACCCACATCAGGTAATTGTAAAGTTTCTTGTGCGGCTTCTTTCAAATCACGAATACTTATACCGCCAGGTATTGCATCTTCCATTCTTATGGAATTTTCTTTCATGCGTTTAAGTGCTTCTGAGCCAGAAATTTTACCTTCTCGTAAGTCTTTGTATATTTGAGCACTTTCGCGAGTATAAAACTTAGTGTCTTCGTAGCTGGTTGATTCTGCGTCTTCTCCTGTAATACCATCAGTTGAAGTTGGTGTTTCAGCAATTTCAGCAGTAATACCATCTGTAGCTGGTTGTTCCATGACATCTTCACCAGTAATACCATCTGTATTTGTTGGAACCTCTACTATCGGATCTTCTTCTACCGGCTCTTCAGCTAGTTTTTTAGCTACAGTGTTTTCAGTAATAGTATCCATAATATTATTTAATCCTTCCATACCTACTGCACTAAATACTGCTTCACTTAATGGTGTTCCATGTGTTTCTTGGTATCTTTCTCCTAGATCCAGCCACTCGTCGTATATCATATCTTTGAAAGCAGCTTTAATATCTGATTCTGATTCTGCAACGTCAAACATTCCTTCGCCCAATATATCAGCGAACTTATCTACATCAGCCATACCGCTATATTTTTCTTCCATTTCTTCATCAGATGTGGCTTCTACATCTTCTAAATCAACATCGCCACCACCAAACATCATCTCGCCCAATTTTTCATCAATTTCGGTATTGTCTGCAATTAGCTTTCCTGCCATATATCCGACACCAGCTGCGGCAGTAACACCTGCAGCAACTGCTAAAACTGGTGCGGCAGCAACTAATAATGCTGGAGCAGCAACACCCATTGCAGTCGCGGCCGCTACACCGCCTGATGCTGCTAATCCTGCAACACCAGTAATAGTAGAAGCTGTCAATAGAGCGCCTGACACACCTTCTTCAGACGCAGCAATAGCTTGATCTAATAGACCCACTTCTTCTTCAGCTACAGGTTCTTCTTCAGATCCGTCGTCTACACCATCGTCATCAGGAGGATCGAGACCCAACTCTCGCATTTGATCATCGGTAAGATATTCACCTTCTTGTGCATCTTCTAAAGATGAAGCATATTGCTTATCGTCTGTTGGATCTGCTGCGCCTTCTTCTTCTTGTATTTCTGGTTCTTCTTCATCATCTGTAAGCCACGCACCTACATCATCTGCAAATAATGCTATAGCGCCCATCGTAGCGACGTTCATTGCTCTCGTAAGGAAACCTGCTGTTTTAGCAGTGACATAACCAGCGGCTAAACCAGCTCCTAACATCACAGCACCGGTAATAGGACCTCTTTTCTTTTCTTGGTCATTTTCGTCGCGACGTCTTTCATTAGCTCTGTTAGTAGCTAAATTTAAACCAATAGCATCTTTCAGAGCCTTTTTAATTAGATTTAAATT